CTGTTATTCTTTTGGAGAATTGACCGTAGAACTTTTATACATATTGATATCCTTTATATAAATGCTTTAGTATCACTTATTATAAGGAAAGATTATGCAGCAAGATACAAATAATACGGATTATGGAATAGATTTTGGTCTTATTTTAGCAGGATTCTTTGGAGCATTGATTCTTGCTCTTAGTACTAAAAATCAGACACCCGGAAAAGCAATTACATCTATTCTTGCAGGAGCTATTTGTGCGAATTATTTGACTCCAATTGCGTTAAATATGATGCCTGAGTATATTCAACATAATGGTAAGTATGGTACTGCGTTTGTGATGGGGTTTATTGGATTAAAAGTTCTTGAATTAGTTTACGAATTTGTTTCTAAGAAAATAAAATCAAAAAATGAAAAGATAAATATTGACATCAACATGTAAGTTGTTATAATGGAGTAGATATGCCAAGAGAAATCAATAGAGCAGAATTAGTTTTTCTACAAGCAAATAAAGATGGACGTTGCCTTGATATGCTTTTTACTGAAAAAGAAATCTCAAAAGCACTTGCGAGAGCAGAAGATCCAAAGAATTCACAACTAATTCCAGAAAATTGTTGTACATGTTGGCCTATTGAAAAACCCCCAGAATGTTCGTTCTGGAATCGTATTATGTTTAAGTGTCCTAAATAATAAAGGAGATATATTATGAGTGAAGTAAAAATTGTTCGTCTTAATAGCGGTGAAGAACTTATTGCTAACGTTACAGATAATACAGATACAATTCATCTAAAAGATGCGTCTGTTCTGATTCCATCCCCAGAAGGTAAGTTACTTCTCGCAAAGTGGTTGCCTTATGCTAATACTGAGAATGGTATCACTCTGGATAAGAAGCACATTGTATTTGTTATTGATCCGCAAAAGGAACTTGCTGAACACTTTACAACAGTTATTGTTAACAATCTTGTAATTCCTGGCAAGAAGATCGTAGATCCAACAGCATCCGGTCTAAAACTCACAGTTTAACCTTGACATGACCATTTAACTATGGTATAATACGGGTGTTGACCTCATAGTTAAAAGGATATAACTACAGCCTTCTAAGCTGTTATTCCAGGTTCGATTCCTGGTGGGGTCGTTGAAATATGATATCAATACACTCGGGAATGCTTATGAAAAAAACTAACTTTTATCAAATGAGAGTGTTTGGAATGGGAAACAAATTTATATGGAAGCGTGTTCCATATTACCCAATTTTTAAAGGAGTAAATTTTATGAATAATCGTAATTTTTTCACAGGAATGGCAGTTGTTGGTCTTTTCGCTAATCTCTTTGTAGCACTTGCTGGAAAGAATCTTGATGCTGGAATGGCATCTCTATTCACCAACATTGGTAGCGTAGCAATCGCATCGGCACTTGTCTTCTTCATTCTCTCACGAAAGAGCGAAGCACAAGAGCGCATCGAAAAGGATGAATATTATCGCGATCTTGATGCGGTGTATCGTCAAATCGACGACTCAGTTCGCGATCTTCGTCATGAACTTCGCGATGCTTCTCGCGCGTGTGAAACATCTTGTCGTGTAAAGAAGTGAATTAATAAATAAGTCTTGATGATAAAAACCACATATACTTACTCATTTAATGAGTTAAGTGGTAAACCAAAACGTTTTTTAGAATCAAGACCAGATTGTACAATAAAGGGTTACGGTGTCTCTACGGATACCGTAACCCTTTGTGTTTTATTTGAAAACACACAAGTATTTAACTGTTTAAATAAAACATTAAATGTTAAATTTAAACTGACACCAACAAATATTCAAATAGTTTAGAATGGTCTTCCATAAAAACTATTCTTACTATTTGTTCCTTTTAGAATAGGACCAGATATAGTTGTTGTGTTTGTTATCGCAGCTGCCAATGCTGAAGTTACTTGAACTAGACTTTCTGTAATATTAGTTTGTACGCTTGTGTCGGTTTCTGGTGTAGAGCAAAAAGTTCCGGTTGTAATTTCTGTAATGATACCTTTTGTTGTACTTGCTCGTAGTCTACACTGTGAAGGTGTATGATTATCTGTACAAGATACAACTACACCATTGAAATATTCTATACAAGCACCAACACTCTCATTTAATTTCGGTTCTCCTCTATAGGAATCAATAACTGATATTATTATTTCAACTTTAGTTGGTGTTGATGTTAAGTCTTGTACCGTTAGTTGAGCATCTAGAACAACATATTCACTTCCATCGGAATCAACATTTATTTCAGTAACTCTTTTTGGTTCTTCCGTTCCAATTCTAACATAATCTCCAACTTTCACACCAAGATAATTAAAAGAGTTTTTTGTATTTTTTCCAAACTTGTTTTTGACAACAGTAGTCACAAATGTTTGATCCTCTATTGTGTTAGAAACAAAGAATGGAATGTTATTAAATCTTGTTTTATCATATCTTGATATATTTGAAGACAAGGATTCAACACTCACAACATCTGCTCTTACAATACCGTTGATATAACTTCTGAATGTATATTGACCCGTAAGATCCGCATCTATGTTTGAATTGGTATCTGTATATGTACCATTATATAAATTTAAAGTAGTTCCTGTATTTAACTGAGTAAAAAATTTAGTAATTGGTTCTATGATATTATCATTTGTTTGATTTGTATAGTCAATTAAACATTTAGTATTTGATGAATAGAATACAAAGTTTGGAGTTGATACAATTCCTCTGTTGATTGTATTTTTATCACTCTTAGATCTTTCAATTGTCAGTCCAAAGAATAGACCTTCTCTAACCAAAATTAGTTTTTCTTTTTTGATTAGAGAAGGTTTTGATTTTGTATTCTGTCTTGGATTTTTCATGATCCTATGAACGCGAGAGTTGCTGTTCCTGATGATGCTCTAGCAAACATTGAACCCATTGAAGAAACTTCAATATAAATTGTTTCACCTGGACTTAAAATATAACCAGTGCTTGTTGAAACTCCTACAGAATTTCCTATGTAAATGTCAGCTGTATTTGTTGTTGGAGATTTTAGAGTCACACCAGACTTCATTGATTCTGTACTTATCTGTGTTGGTGTTGTTGTTAATGCTTTCTGTCCGTGGAAAACTCTATTTGGTTTTGTAATTGAACTTACAATTACTTTAGCACCATTACCACTTGAATTGATTAGATTTAAGATATCTAGAGCATAACCAGCATTTGTTGCTACTGTTCCTATATCAGTTCGTAGCGAATCTATTTCTGTAATTATATCAGTATCATCAATTGTAACAGATCCAGAGACTCCTACAGGCAGTGTAGAATACGCGGCAACTTCTACAGCACCACCAGCAAGAGTTCCTTGTATGGTAATTGGATCACCAGAACCAGTATATCCTTGAACTCGTAATGCCCCACCACTGTTTGTTACACCAGTTGTTGCTGATACAGAAACGGAGAAAGTAAATCCAGCATTTGTAACTGCTACTTTAAGAGCATCGCCAGAAAGACCAAGTGCCACACCACCAACATTTAAATTAGTTTCAACATAGGTTGTTCCACCAGGACCATATACTGATACTGAATCGTCATATGCTGTTAATTGGAATCCACCACTTATACCAACATCACCATAAACATAAACACTATCGGTTGAATAATTTAATCTTCTACCACCAGTGATTCCAATTGCGGTAGCACCACTAATGCCAAAAATACCAATAGTATTTAAAATATTTACATATCCAGTAACACCAACAGGTATTCCGTTTGTAATTCCTTGAATTGAACCAGTTATTCCAACCGGAGCATCTGTTGTAAATGTAGATCCAATTACAACTAAAGGAATTCCAGAGTTTGTTCTCACATAAAAACTACCAGTTCCAGAAACTGTTCCAGAAACAGAAACAGCAGTTCCTGTTGATCCGTAAATTTTAACTGGTGTTGGATATGATTCGTTTACTCGGTAGGTATAATTCTCATCACCCCATGCTAATTTTGATATTTGAGCATGTGAGGCACTAAAACCAATTGCTCCACTGGTGCCATAGTCCGTTGCTATAATCGCACTATTACCAGAAGCAATTGAAATTTCAATGTTATCTGCTGTATATACTGCCATATTATTTCCCTTTATCTTATATATAATGTAGTTGACAACTATTTATTTACTGGTAAGATACTCACATGATTATCAACATAAGCAAAGAAGAATTTTCAAAAAGAGTAGAAAAACACGTTAGTGATAAAAAATGTTCATATATGGATGGTGTTATTCATTTTTTTGAAGAATACTCTTTTGATTTTTCGATGGCACCAAAACTTTTGACTCAACCTCTATTAGAAAAAATAGAACAAGAGGCGAGAGAATTAAATTTTTTACCAAAAACAAAGAATAAACTACCTCTTGGTTGACAAGAGTATTTATTTCAATTATAGTACAGAGATGGGGAGTTCCCATCAGTTTAAGTTAAGTCCGAAGGAGATCTTCGGGGAAAGTAGGCATTTATGGGGTTTAATGATCTTAAAAAGAAGTCTAAGTCAGGTATTGATGATCTTATCAAGAAGATGGAAGATCAAACGAAGACAAAGGACTATAAGGATGATCGATTTTGGCGACCAGAACAAGATAAGTCTGGTAACGGGTTTGCGATTATTCGATTCCTTCCTCCAGTCGATGGCGAGGATGTACCTTGGGTAAAGATGTATAATCACGCTTTCCAAGGCACAGGTGGTTGGTATATTGAGAATTCACTCACGACACTTGGACAAAAGGATCCAGTTGGTGAACTCAACAATCAACTTTGGAACTCTGGGTTAGAATCTGATAAGGATCTCGCCCGTGTCCGGAAGCGTAAGTTAACTTATATTGCTAACGTGTACATTGTTTCTGATCCTTCTAATCCTCAAAATGAAGGAAAGGTTTTCCTCTACAAGTTTGGTACAAAACTTTTTGAGAAGATTCAAGAAGCGATGAAACCAGAATTTAATGATGAGGAACCAATCAATCCATTTGATTTCTGGAAGGGTGCCAATTTCAGAATCAAGATTCGCAAAGTCGGTGGTTATACCAATTACGATAAGTCAGAGTTTGATTCTGCTAGTCCATTGTTTGATGATGATGCGAAGATGGAAAAGATTTGGAAGGCGCAACATGCTCTTCTTCCTCTAGTCGATGCTTCAAATTTCAAAACCTATGAGGAACTTAAGACTCGTCTTTATGAAGTTCTTGGTGGCGATATTCGTGGAACTGCTCCAAATTCAACCAAGACTGCTGAAGATGTTTCTGGAGAACTGACCGAGAAGAAACCAAATCTCAAGAGTAAGAAACCAGTGGAAGAAGATGTAGACGATGAATCAGATGCTCTTAGTTACTTCCAAAAACTAGCAGAAAATTAATTTAAATTTCTCTCCTCACCCTAGAACAGTCCTCCAAATTGGGGGACTGTTCATTTTCATAATCATTTCTTCGCTGGCACCATCATATGTTTCATTAATATGAATAAAATCTTTATTTGGCATTGTATGATTACTTGGTACCATATCCATTGATTCTTTATTCATAGGAATTATGTCATTCATTTCATCTACAAGTTCTTTATCTTCTTGTTGCTTATCATTAGATTTAGCAAGTTGTAATAATTGATTCTGAACCATATTGGTTCGATTTACCATGATAGATTCATGTTTACGAATTGTATTATCCATAAATTCTAAATTATTATTTTGATTTGTTGTTTGTAAAGTAAAATTTTTATTTTCATACATGTTTCTTTGATTTTGAATTTGATCAATTGTAAATTCATTAGTAAATGTAGATGAAACAGTTGAATTTTGTGGTGTTGAGTGTCTTATAACATTATTTAATTTTTCAAATGCCAGATTTAATTTTATATTTTCATTTTTTAAATTTGCGGTTGAATAAGTATAACTGTTTATTTCTGGTGCGTTAAGATTCGATTGAATAGTTAATCCGTTTATTAAATTAGAAAAATTATTATTACTGGTTTTAACTTCACTTTTATTTAAAATATTTTGTTTGTTTATATTTTGTTGAAGTATTTTATCTGATGAATCATATGATATAGTTTGATTAACTTCATTTGGTATTGAATTTAAATTTGTTGAATCAGATGCTATGTTAATTAAATTTTTATTTAATACATTTTCTGTGTTTAAATAATTGTTTAAAAAGTCAGTAGGGTTATCTGAAGTACCATATGTTTTTAGTAAATAATTATTACTAAAATTTAATTTAAAATTACTTTGAGGTAATATTTGTTGAATCGCAGTATTATAGTTAAAATTTCCACTTTGTTTCAAACCCTGTTCGTAATTTTTTTTTAAATCTTCTGTTGTTTTTGGTTGCTGTACATTTAAAACATTATTTAAAATATTTTTAACTTGTTGTTTTGGATTTGATATTTCTGGAGAACTATTTACATTTACATTTACATTAAAGTTATTAACAGAACCAAGTGTTCCTTGTTCTTTTTCAGGTTCTACTTGTTCTGGAATTTGATGTTGTATGTTATTACTAGATTTAACAACAAATAAAGAATTTGTTGAATTGTTTAATTGATTGTTAATTAATTCTCTGTTATTCATGACCCATCTCCGCTCTCGCTTGTAATGCTTTTAGGTTCTGTTCTTCTATATACTCCCTCAGTTGTTCCACAAATAAATCTCTTTCCCATGGAATCATATTTTCAATATCAGACAAACTATGTTTTTGAATATGTACTAAATTAAAGTTTATCTTAAATATGGTGTTTAGATTTATGTGGCTGAGGCAGATTGAAAAAAATCTTGTAATCCTTTTAATGTCAAAACTCTTTCTATTCCATCTGAAGTTTTGTATTGGATTCTTTTTTCCAACTTTGGCATAGTTTTCAAGAAATCTATCATTTTTTGAAACTGTATTTGAGTTAAATTATCTACAAATTCTTTTAAAAGATCCCTAGATGTATTTGTATATTCAATCACTTCATCTTTGGTTTCTATTTTTTCTATACAATCAATCAATATTTCATAATAATCTTCTGGTTTTTCAAGTGCCATGTATTCTAAAGATGGATATTTCATAGTTATTTTAATTTCATTATTAATAATAAATTCTTTATTATGTGTTTTATCATAACTTGGTGTTATATCATCTAGATTGATTGTTAAGTTTATTTTCTCCTGAGTTACTGGACAAATAATTGTTGGTTCAATTATTTCACCTATAGATTTACTCCTCAAAACCAAGAAAAAATATTCAATGTCAAATATTGGTAATTTTTTAGAATCGGTATTTAATTCAAAACAATTATTTATGATATCTGATAAAGTAAATAGGAAGTCTTCATATGTTCCCGTTTGATTGGACATTAATAGAATTTTTTCTTCTCTTACAGTAAACGGTCTAAATTTAACTTTTTTTCTAGTTGATGGTTGTTCTGTCACATACTTTGGTAAAGATGTTTTTAACATACTAATTAAGTTACTCATAATTCTCCTTAAGATAATAAATAATCATTAAACTGAAATCCAACAGTAAATGAAGCAAATCCAGTTCCATCCGCAGCAAATGTAGTTGGACTGAGTGTTGCTGGGTATGCTTCATATAATTTTATATTACAAGTTGTTGATGAATTCGTATTAGACTGTAAAGTTTCTATTTCAATAAGACCTTTTCCTGAAAGATAATTTACATAATCTTTGTAAATATTTGAAGTTTGTGAATTTGTACTTGATCCCAACCTGAATAAAGAATTTTGTGTTTCAACAGATTCGGAAACTTGAGCCAAAACACCACTTGCTATACTTGGAAATACCGGAGAAGAATTTGAATTATTATAATTTGGTAAAGAACTTGAAGAAGAAGAAGTGGTATCTATATTCTTAACTACTTCGTTCATCCATCTTTCGATAAATTTTCTCTCTCTCCAATCTTGATATATTAAAAAAGTCATATTACATTGTGTGTATCCTCTTTTGTAAGGAATCTTACGCACTGGACCCCATATATCATGTTCATACAAAGAAAATATTCTACCAGGCAGTACTACGCTAATAGGATAACAATCAATTGCTCCACCAGCACCTAGCAGCAAAACCCTATACTTGCTTGCTATCTGAGGTCCACCTTTTTTAATTACATCTTCTCTAAATTGTGTAACCGCATTACTTACTGGCATCGAATAATTCCTTTTCTGTAAGAATTACAAATTTCCAAGAGTGTTTTTGGCAAAACTTTTTTGCCGCTTCCCACTTATTTGTATTTATAGTATAAGTTATATTTTCATTAATTAAAGACTTTTTACTTTTTCGTTTACCAGCGGATGGTTTTTGTGTTTGTTTAAATGGTTTAATTTCCACAACTAAAGTTTCGATAATTCCATCTTTATTTTGTTTTTCAACTATAAAGTCTGGAAGATAAACGTGTACTTTATTATCGATAGATGACACATATGGTATTTTTAGAGTCTCAAACGACCATCTAATTACATTTTGATTTTCATCTAAAAACTTACAAAATTTACGTTCCCAGAGTGATCTACAAATTATTTTATCTACATCGCCTATATATTTTGTAGAGTTTTTAGGAATATATTTTGTTTTATAAGGCATTTAAATATTTAGAAGGGGTTAAATCTTGCCATTTCCAAACCCAACATCATTATCCGAGGGAACATCAACAATTATCTTTCCAAACGAACAAGATATTGTTGAATCTATTCCTTTGTGGATGAAATTTTTTTGCTACGAATATAGCAGTTCAGCAATAGGGAGAGCAGCATCATATACAAGATCACAAGGTGCCTCATCTACAATTTCTACTATTGGAAGTAATTTAAAACAAATAATAGCAGTTCCAGCACCAACAAATTTTGTATCCACCACCAGCAATGCCTACACAACCGAAACTTCAAGAGCATTATCCGCTACAGATCAATTGGTTGCTCTCGGTCAAGCAGCTGGAGGAAAAATATCTAATATGTTAGGAATGGGAAATAGTCCTGGAATCGATAAAGCTATAACTAGAGCAGCGGGTATTCTTAAAGGTGCGAGAGTAGCAAGTAATTTACTTGGATATAATCAATTAATAGAAACAGATTACACAGATCAAGTATATAAACCAGGTGGTCAAATAAGACAATTTGATGTTAATCTATACTTACCTTGTTTAACTCAAGCGGATTCAGAAAAAGCAGGAAACATAATCAGAGCATTTGAAGCACTTTCGCTGCCTACAGTGATTAGTGCGGTGAGTTCAAAACTTACATTTTTCTTTCATCCACCCCTTTGGATTTTTGGGGTTGGTGCTATTGATTCTTATAATTTTGACTCAGATTGGTCAGGCACACCTCAATTATCTGTACTTAAAGTTGTAAAGTCTAAAAGAGTGGCAATTGACACCACATCACTGGGTGCCATTTCTCAAGGAAATGGCATCTTCAAACCAATGGCATATACTGTTACTTTAGTATTCCAGGAATTAGAACCAGCAATAAGAATAACAGGTGCTGCGGGTAGTCAAACATCTCTACAGATATCAAACAGGTCAGGAGCAATAGTTACAACTGGTTCTCAAAATACTGCTGCCGTAGTAAGTTCATTTGGATAGGATTAAACTTGTTATTTAAAAATTATAATCAAATTAAATATAAGTTGAACGGCAAAGAGTTAACTCTTTCCGATATATTTAAACATGTTTCATTTAAAGATATTGAATTGAGCAATGCGTATTATGATTATTATATTGAAGATGGCGAATCTCCAGAACTTGTTTCTTTAAAATTTTATGGAACAACCGAGTATTCTTGGTTGGTCTTGCTAGTTAATGGTATTTCTGATTTTCAAAATGAGTGGTTTGAAAGTCAAGCAGAATTTAAAAGAAAATTAGATTTAAATTATGGAGGAGATGCATTTTACATATCCGCACTACCAGATATCGAACCCGGAGATGTAATGGTAAAAGTAACCAGTCAATCTGGTAATTTTGCCACAGATGTAGAACCAACCGCATATAGACATATAGCAGAGTTTGATCCGGTTTTACGAAAAGTAAGAGGTATTAATGGTGGTGGAACTTTTGAATCTGGAGATAATGTTATATTTGCCAGAAAAGAAAGTAATGGCAGTATAACAACAATAATATTTTTTGATAAATCAGAAGAACCCGAAGAAACAGATTATACAGATCTATTGTTTATAGAACCATATAATATAAGTTTAGATTATTTTTACACTTCAAACAATATTGTATTAAGTCCGTATAGAGCAGGAATTACTGGATACAATGTAGATACAGATGTTACTTATGTCGATGAAGGAACCACTGGAAATAATTTCGCAGTAACATTATTATACAAATACGGAGCATGTGGTGGTACTCCCGTAAGTGGTTCAATTAAAAAACAAATTATAGAAGATGTAACGAATAAATATTATGAAAGACAAAAAATAAAAGTTTTAAGACAAGAATATCTTGTTAGCGTTTTGGATCTAATAGATTCCGCATTAGCATCAGATCAAATAGGTAATACATTTAAGATTATAGTATAATGTCTGAAGAATTTAAACAATTACAAAATTCATTAAATGCTACTGTAAACTATTTTACAAATGGTAATAGTAATGATTTAAGTGTAAAATACACCTCACCATTTGAAACTCAAATAGTTTCTCTTGTTCTTTCCAAAAAAACAAGAGAAGGTGAAGAATTAAAATTTAATATTTTGCCTTGGGAATCTACGGTAGCAGGACCAAAACCATTAAAAACATTTGTATTTAAAGAATCAATGTTATCTGGTTCTATATTTGGAACAATGGTTGTGTCTGATATACGAAACTGGATTGATGAATTTAATATTAATGGTATCGAAAAAGTAGAAATAAAGTTTATAATTGGTAAAGAAAAAAAACCATATACATTTAAATTTCATGTCTATGGTGCTAAAAGCATTACGAACGAAGCTGACTATAAGGAAACATCAACTTCAAATGAACGTATATCTCTTTGGAGACTTGATCTTGTAAGTTCTGAAATATTTTTACCAGATTATAATACTTCAATATTACAAGACGAAGAAGACTTTGTTGGATATCTTTCAACCGATGAAACAACGGAAGAAAAGGGTTTAATTAATTTTATATTTGATAAACTAGATTTAAAATTAAATAAAATTGATAAATCGAATACTGGTGTATGGTTAAAACATGATCACGTTTCATATCCGTGGATGAAGCGCAAAGGTCAGACTAAACTCTCACAATTATTTAAATATTTAAGTAATTATGCTTGGGATGGTAATTTTAGTAAATATTCTTGTGATTACTTTTGGTGGGAAGATAGAGATGGTTGGAGTTTTAGATCTTTATCTAAAATGTTAAAGAATGAGGAATCAGAAAAAACAAAAGATCCAGTAGATGCTCTTATTGTTAATATTAATGAAGTAAATCCTAAAAAGATAGTCGAATTTAAAGTACTAACAGAATATAGTATTGAAAATTTATTAAATACTGGATCCCTTTCCTCATTTTATAGAAGAATAGATCCAAATTATGATAATCCATACATTGACTTTACCGATTCATCTGAATCATTTAAAACTAAAGATATACTTTATAATTACAATGAATCATATGAAGATGTAGTATTAATTGATGATCATAAATTAGTTAGTAAAGATATCGATACAGATCCACTATTACCAAATGGAAAACCAAAACAATCAATTCGAAGAGATGATGAAATCTATGGATTCTTCAATAAGAATTTTTTAAACACACCAACTCCACAAGATTGGGAAGTATATGGCAAAACTGCCAGCACTCCATGGAGTAAAAAAGCATGGCAACCACAGTTTGATCTAACTGATTTAAGATTCTCTACTTTTAAAAATATTCAAGATAATATTCGAAAACCATTGAAGAAAAAGAGAGAAGAATACGCAAGAAAAAAGAATATCAAGCGAAAATGGGAAACCTATAGATGTACAGTTTGTTGTCATGAAAACGGACCACTTAGTAAAAAAGATTTAGAATTATTCAACAATCCTGGTTCAGTTTCTGGTTACACTTACAATGCTTTATTTGGACCAACTGGAATATTTTCAGAATATTCTGAAGATTATAAGATAGTCGCTGCTGGATCATTTACAGATTTATTAAATTATGATTCTGGTAATACTTTTTATGAGCGTGGATTAACTTATTCATATGATTTAACAAAAGAACCTTATAATCAAACTATTGGACAGTTCTTCAACATAACAGGTCCAGAAGTTCCTACTGCCTATTCTCAATTTGTATTGGACAGAGCAACTAGACTATATGACATCGTTTTAACAAAGATAAATGAAAGAATTACTAGTTTAAATTCATTTATCACCAATAGAGTTGAATCATATAAAACAAATGCTGATAATATCTATAGATCTGTTCTATTAGATAAACAATCAGATCATGTTAGACCCATAGATTTAACTCTAGGGTTTAGATATGTTGGTGACGCTATTGTTGGTGAAGTTATTACTGATTGGCCAATAAATCAATGTGAATTTGGTATGTTACCGTCAACCACTATTCCTGTAAATAAAGGAGTAGCACAAGTTGTTTTTGGAAATCAACCAAACACACAATTACAATTTAAATCTAGAACAATTGGCGATACAATTACTTTTAGAGGTACTAGTCCGGGTGGAGTAGACGTTAGGCATTGTGTAGCGTGTAGTTCATTTCCAACTTGTTTTACATGTAGCACGACACTAGCGGGGGCTCCCAATGAAGCAGCACCACCATGTAGTTCAAACGAAATTGAAGTTTCTAATTGTAGTGATACGTCAGCAACTGTAGCAGCAGCACAATCTTTAGGTTGTTTTACTGGTGATTGTGCTCCAAATTCTCCACCATCACCCCCATCTCCAACATCAGTAAATTGTTGTAGAACAGGTTTTCTTGGTGAAAAAATATGTTCGCTACTTGATATTAATATTTGTTCTAGTGCTGGTGGAACCAGTGTAGAATCATGTGACGATTGTACTGATGGTGGTGGATCACCACCCGGTGGTGGTGGTCCTCCAGGCCCACCTGGTCCACCCGGTCCTCCGGGTCCACCTGGTCCTCCGGGTCCACCCGGACCCACAGGGCCTACAGGACCAACTGGACCCTCAGCATTACCAACTTTAGAAGATGTTAGATATGTTCTTCCAGAAGCATTCCATGATTGTTCAAATGATCCAATAATTCGTGGATTTATTAAATATACAACAGAAACAGCAGCAAGAACATATTCACCAATATATCTTTATGCTGCTCCTTATTTGTGGGATGTTGGAATAAAAGATTGGTCTTTCTTTGATTATGGAAGTGAAACTGGATTGATTCCAGCAATATCCAATTCAGATATAATCGAAACAACAAAAAGTTGTCTTTTAAATGATGGTTGCTATAATACCACATGTTTGAGTTCAGTAGCACTTGAAGTTTTAAGAAGAACATGTGTTGCGGAAAAACAAATTCTTGAAGTGGAAAAAGAATTATATACACAACTCAGACAAAAAGTTGTAGATGAATTTACTTCTAAATGGAATCTTGCTTATACAGAATGGCATGGTAGAAATGCGTTTTTCTTCTCTAAAAAACCAGGACAATCTATATTTAAAAATGAAGATTTTGATGGAGTAAATTCTCCATTATCATTACACAATATCAAAAAGATTACGAGAAAAGAAATTCGTGGAAGTAGATACGAACTATTAGCAAATAAAATAGGTCTTACTGGAAATCTAACAGGTGAATGGATTTACAATATTTTCTTTGGTAATGATGAGCAAAGCACAGAACATCCATATTACGATCAGGGTTACTCCGAGAATGGATTTATATCGTCAAGAGAACCACATAAATGGTTTAGTTTTACAGATTCAGATGAAACAGATGATCCAACTTTTTTTGTAGACAATGGTTCATTTACTGATACTGGTCCCTCATTTAGATCTAATGAATATGTTGAATCATCATCACTTCATATAAATTTAAATTCTCTTTCTGATATAACTAATTTGAATAAATTTGAAGATATAGAGGATTATGGAAATGCTCAATCTGATTTAAATCTAGTCAATACTCAAAATTTTAGAAATACATTTAATTTTTACGATACAACAGGTAAAAAACCACCAAACATCAAGAAGGAAGAAATTTCTTCTTATGTTAGAATAGATTTTAAGAGTCCAATTGGATTGGATCGTATACAAGATTTTCCAAATGGATTTGTGAGAGATGCTGGTGTTGAGTATTTCTTACCATATTTGGTTCAATTAACTCCTGGTCCTTTTGGTAGACAAGGTGTGAAATATAACGTCGCTGTAATTGGAATGGATCCATATGGATTTGATGTTGCGGTTAAAAGAATAAAAGATGATTTACCAACAAATAGAAAATTACAGGGTATTGATAAGGGTAATTATTATAGATGGTGGAATCACGATACTGGATCTGTTTTATCGAAATCAGATTATTTGACATCTGATTATAACGGAATGGATCTGTGGCCTGAACCAGGTTTTGAAACTGAGTTCCCATATTATTCTTATGATCCAACACAAGAAGACTTACATGGTGGAGGATATGATTTAGATTTCCATAATGGTGGTGGATATTATTTTGAAAACGACTCACAGGACTGGATGGAATCATTATATCATTATGGTGTGAGTTCCGGAAAACAATTTGATCCATTATACAGAACATCGGTTGTTGGATCATATATTCTTCCAAACAGTTATAGAAAATTAAAACCACATCGTTCCTGGTGGTCACTATTTGTACCAAGAAATCTATTCATACCTGTTAGATTTGCGAATATGTTCAAGAGTCCAAACACCAAGGCGAGAGATATGTTTGGTGGAAAAGCAATATTTACAATTTCTCCAAATTATTGGAAAAATTGGTATGGTAGTGAATTTAAACACTGGATGTCTTTAGAATCATCAGTAAAGAATCTATTTAATAGTGATACCTTTACATCTTTTTATGTGGATTCAGATGAATCAACATCAATTAATCCTATGAAAAATGCTCTGAATCAATATTTCAATGATTCGTTGATGAATTATCTTGCTGGTAATTATATTCTTTATAGACCATCAATTGTACAGACAGATATATGGAAATATGATTTAAGCGGTGAAACCGAATATGGATTAGTAACTCCACCAGTAGATACTGAATACGATTTCTTTGACAGAAACTTTGCTGTACAATTTAGCGTAATATCAAAATCAAGAAACCTAACATGCGAAAGTATTGGACTTAAATGTGCCAATCCACAGGCACTTAAGGATGGACCAGTTTCATCCGCAGACGGTTGTACTGCTGCTCCATACTGTTCGTGTCCAGCACAATATCTAATTCCAACAGAAGAAGAACCAACATACTTAGATTTATATAAACTTTACAACGAAATTAATGAATGTACACTAATACAAGAACACTTAGGACCAGATTATCTTGGATGTGACTTCTCAGAACCAAATGCTCCATGTAGTTGTAATTGTCCAGAACAAGGAAAAGAATTTAAAAATTACCTGGCATATGACAGAACGTATGCTACTTTCTGGGAAACTCCATTAGATTTACCTCTAAAAAGACTAGCACAGACAAATCAATTAATGGCACAACAAATTCAAGTAACAGTGCCACCAAATGAAACATTAAAGATTGGTGAAATAGTAGAAATTGTAAATGCTAATGATGATTCTAATCAAACAAAAAATGAATACAAGAAGATATCCGGCAGATGGGTTATAACTGAGATTTCGCATGTTATACAGGGAACCATAGGATACTTCATGGTATTAACACTTAATAGAAATAGTCTACATTATGATCCAAACGATTATTCAATACCAAAAGGACCGTTTTTAAATAATAAATAATAATAATGATTACGAAGAAGCAAATATATTCAGATATTCCGTTTTTTATAACACCAAATCCTTTTACTGGTGACTTCAATCTAGTTAAGGATTTGGGTGCCATACGTCAATCGTTAAAAAATATTATTCTCTCAAATCAGGGTGAAAGACCTTTTGATTTTTTATTTGGTGCTAGTTTATATACTAATTTATTTGAAAATCTTACTCCCGAACTAATACTATCAACT